GAGGATGTAGATTATGTTATTGCTTCTGATACCGATTCCATTTATCTTAATATGGGTCCTGTGGTTGAAACTGTATTCAAGGGAAGAGAGAAAACTACTGAAAGCATTGTCTCGTTCCTTGATAAGGTCGCTTCGTTGGAACTTGAGAAGTATATTGAAGGTTCTTACCAAGAACTGGCAGACTATGTGAATGCCTATGATCAGAAGATGCAGATGAAGCGGGAGAATATTGCCGACCGTGGAATTTGGACTGCCAAGAAGCGTTACATTCTTAATGTGTGGAATAGTGAGGGAGTGGCATATACAGAACCCAAACTCAAGATGATGGGTATTGAGGCTGTTAAATCTTCTACCCCAGCACCCTGCCGCCAGATGATTAAGGATGCTCTCAAACTGATGATGAATGGAACTGAAGAAGATGTGATTGAGTTTATTGATAATGCTCGCAAAGAGTTTAAACAACTTCCCCCAGAACAAATCTCATTTCCTCGCTCTGCATCTGATGTAAACAAATACAAATCTCCTGCATCAATTTATGCAAAGGGAACTCCTATTCATGTTCGCGGTGCTCTCCTCTTTAATCATTACATTAAGGAGGCAAAATTAACAAATAAATATTCACTTATTCAAAATGGTGAAAAGATTAAGTTTGTTTATCTAAAAAAACCAAATATTATTCATGAGAATATTATTTCTTTCATTCAAGAGTTTCCTAAAGAACTTAATCTTGACAAATACATTGACTATGACTTACAATTTGAGAAGGCATTTCTGGAACCACTCAAGATTATTCTTGATGCAATTGGGTGGAACGTAGAAAAAACTGTAAACTTAGACCTATTTTTCTCTTAATGGATCTTCCTATTAGCGACGACGAACTGCAAAAAATTATTAGTGCTCTTGGATTTGGAGGAGATGCAGCACTCTATCACAAACTAAAACTGGTAAAGGAACTTAGAGAACAAGGTTTACCCTATAAAAAAATACTTCGTGAACAATACGGACTGGTAGCATAATGGACTTTTTAAAAGATATTGTAAAAGAAATTGGTGGAGAATACACACAACTCGCATCAGATATTGACGAAACTGAAACTTATGTGGACACGGGTTCGTACATCTTTAATGCTCTTGTCAGTGGGAGTATCTTTGGTGGCGTATCTGGTAACAAAATTACTGCAATCGCAGGTGAAAGTTCTACAGGAAAAACTTTCTTCAGTTTGGCTGTGGTCAAGAATTTCCTTGATAATAATCCTACTGGATATTGCTTGTATTTTGATACTGAAGCTGCAATCACCCGATCCTTATTGGAAAGCAGAGGCATTGACACAACTAGAGTGGTTGTCGTCAATGTTGTTACAGTTGAAGAGTTTCGTGGTAAGGCACTGAAGGCAGTTGACCTTTACTTGAAGAAGCCAGAAGGAGAACGTAATCCTTGTATGTTTGTACTGGATTCTCTTGGTATGCTTTCTACAAGTAAAGAGATTAATGATGCTCTGAATGATAAGGAAGTTAGGGATATGACTAAATCCCAACTGATTAAAGGTGCATTCCGTATGCTTACTTTGAAACTTGGTCAAGCAAAAATTCCAATGATTGTTACTAACCATACCTATGATGTTATCGGTGCTTATGTTCCAACAAAAGAAATGGGTGGTGGTAGTGGTCTTAAGTATGCTGCTTCTACAATCATTCACCTCTCAAAGAAAAAAGAGAAAGACGGAACAGAAGTCATCGGAAACATTATCAAAGCAAAGACTGCTAAGTCGCGTTTAAGTAAGGAAAATCAAGATGTAGAAATTCGTCTTTTTTATGATGAACGTGGTCTTGATCGATATTATGGCCTTCTTGAACTCGGTGAAGTTGGTGGACTTTGGAAGAATGTAGCAGGGCGCTATGAAATGGATGGTAAGAAAATCTATGCAAAACAAATTTTGGCAAATCCTGAAGAATACTTTACCGAAGAAGTAATGGAAAAACTTGATGTGATTGCTAAAGGTGAATTTAGTTATGGTGCATGAACAACATTCGTATAGTCAAAACTGATATTGATGTATCAAAAATTCAAGCGCAATTAAAGAAACATCCGGGAGATTGGGGATCTCAAAAAGGACTTGATAATGTAGAACTTAAAGATCCTCATCAATACATTACTTCAGTAGATGTTCTTCAACTTATAATGGGAGGTATTGAAACTCCTGGCCAACAAGTTGGAGATACTGAAATTTGCATCAAAACGCCTGCATATAAAAACCACAACGAAGTTAGAAAATATCTACGAAAGTATTTTCCTACAATGTATCGTTGTGGATTTCTTGCTCTTCCAATAGATGAAATTGTAGGAGCTCATATTGATGAAGGTACTTATTATCTCACAAAAGATAGGTATCACTTATCGATACAGGGTAGATACCAGTATTTTGTTGGAAATGAGAGTATAATAGTAGAACCAGGAACTCTCTTTTGGTTTAATAATAAACTTCCTCACGGAACAGTTAATATTGGTGATGAGGTTAGAATCACCTTTGTGTTTGATGTTCCACAATCTGAAAACAATCCTTGAGTATTAAGAATGGATAAAGTTGAGTTTTTAATTTTGCGAAATCTTCTTCATAGTGAAGAGTATATTCGTAAGGTTATTCCTTTTGTTAAAGCAGAATATTTTGAGGATACAAATCAGAGAATTGTATTTGAGGAGATTTTAAAGTTTGTTGAGGAATATAATCAACCAGCAACAGCAGAAGTTCTTTGTATTGAAACAGAAAAACGTAAAGATATCAATGACACTTCTTTCAAGGAAATCACTCATTTGATTGGATGTCTTGAGGATGTCCCCACAGAGTTTAATTGGCTAGTAGATACTACCGAAAAGTGGTGCCGTGATCGTGCCATCTATCTTGCACTTATGGAGTCTATTCATATTGCAGATGGTAATGATGAAAAGAAAAATCGTGATAGTATTCCTACAATTCTGTCAGATGCACTTGCAGTATCTTTTGATACACACGTAGGACATGATTATCTGCTAGACTATGAAAAAAGATATGAGTCTTATCACAGAAAGGAGGAAAAAATTGAATTTGACCTGGAATTTTTTAACAAAATCACAAAAGGTGGGCTACCTAATAAGACTCTCAATATCGCTCTTGCTGGTACAGGTGTCGGAAAAAGTCTCTTTATGTGCCATGTTGCTGCTTCCGTCTTATTGCAAGGCAGGAACGTTCTCTACATCACTCTTGAAATGGCAGAGGAAAGAATTGCTGAAAGAATTGATGCAAACCTGCTGAATGTTCCTATTCAGGATATTGGCGAACTTCCAAAATCAATGTTTGAGAGTAAGGTAAATAGTCTGGCAAAGAAGACACAAGGAACTCTAATCATTAAAGAGTATCCAACTGCTTCCGCCCATGCAGGCCATTTCAAGTCACTTCTCAATGAACTTGCTCTTAAGAAATCATTCAGACCTGATATTATTTTTATTGACTACCTTAATATTTGTTCTTCCTCTCGGTTTAGGGGAGGCAGCAATGTCAATTCTTATACACTGGTCAAGTCAATTGCTGAGGAACTTAGGGGACTTGCAGTGGAATTCAATGTTCCAATTGTTTCCGCTACCCAGACTACTCGTTCAGGTTATGGTAGTTCTGATGTTGAACTTACTGATACTTCTGAATCCTTTGGTCTCCCTGCTACTGCTGATCTTATGTTTGCCCTTATTTCAACTGAAGAGTTGGAGGGGCTAGGACAGATTTTAGTCAAACAATTGAAGAACCGTTATAATGATCCAACCATTCACAAACGTTTTGTGGTTGGTATTGATCGTGCTAAGATGCGTCTTTATGATTGCGAACAAAAAGCACAGGAAGATATCCTTGACAACGGCAAGGAAGAGGAGTATGATTATCACGAAGAGAACAAACCTAAAAAATCATTTGAGGGATTTAAATTTTAATGGCAACTATTGAACCTAATAAGTATATTGAATTTGTTCGTCAAACAACAAGTCCTGCAAGTAGTGATTTTGCACAATTGCTTGCTCGTTTGACTGAACTGGAAACTCAAGATGCAGATACCCCACGTCTTCTAACTGCTGCATTTGGTATGAGTGCAGAAGCAGGTGAGTTTACTGAAATTGTAAAGAAGGTATTCCTTCAGGGAAAACCTTACAGTGCTGATAATATCGAGCATCTGAAGATTGAACTTGGTGATATTCTTTGGTATGCTGCTCAAGCATGTTTGGCTCTTGATGTTTCCTTTGAGGAAGTAATGGAGCGCAACTATCTGAAGTTGAGTGCTCGTTATCCTGAAGGTGCATTTGATGTTTATCGTTCAGAAAATCGTAAGGAGGGAGATCTGTGACTAAAGTAACCATTACAGAAACTGGAGTAACACTTAATCTTGATGTTCGTTCTGCTGCTGCGGTTCGTCAGGTTCTCTTTGATGCTCAAAAAGGATATACCTATAATGAGGCATCTGTTCCTCCTCGGGTTATTGATATTCGTGGAGTGATTGTAGAACTTGATAGTCAGATTGAAAAACATACGCTTTGATTTTAACCTCCTCTTTCGGGAGGTTTTTTTTTATAAATAACTAAAAAGTATTTGTAAAAATGGATCCTAAGGAACTGCGCGGATTGGTGGAAGCATATAATCAGGTTTATGAACTTGATGAAAATAGAATGGCTTCTCGCATGGAGAAAATGCCCTCAGCACCTGCTAAAGTTGGTAAGGCAACTCATTCGATCAAAGATCTTGCTCCCTCAAAACCACCAACACCAGAAGAAAAGGCAAAGGCAAGAAAGGCACTTGGACTTGGTGAAGCAGTAAAGGGTGCTTCTCGCCATGATACTGAAATGAGAAAAGCATCTTCGGCAGAAAGAAGAGCAGGTGATAAACCACTTTCTCCTGCAAAGGGAAGAGACAATGCTAATAAGATGCAAAGGGATATTAAGTATTTTGATAAACTGACTAAAAAGAACAAGAACGTAGTTGGATTAGTTTCTAACGAAGAAGTAGATTTGTTTGATACAGTTCTTGAGTTTCTTCAAGTAGAAGGATATGAGAACCCAGAGCAGTTGATGACTGAACTTTCTTCAAATCATATTGATGCCATTCTTGAGGCACAAGCAGCAAGAAACAATCCTGAGAAGTATGAGGCAGGACAACAGAAAAAGTCTGCTCCTGTTCGTGGAGAAAGAACTCCTATGCCCCCAAGAGGTGATAAGCGTAGAGAGGACTTTGAGAAGTGGTATGCTGCTAACGGTCCTAAGTAAATAACCACAAAAGGTTATACTCTTACCCACTTGACTTTTAGTTGAGTGGGTTTTATAATTGGTATGTACGGGGAATTAGCTCAGTTGGTAGAGCGCGGTCTTTGCAAGGCTGATGTCAGGAGTTCGAGTCTCCTATTCTCCATTCTAAATATTATAGAAGAATAATAAGTCCAAAAGAATGGCTGGATTACTTGCTGAGCGTCAAGAACGAGGATTGGTTGATGCAATCAATAGTGGATTTGGAAAGAATGGTGCTAAACCATTCACTCTTGTTGGTCCAAATGGAGTTAGAATTGCTAATGTAATTTCGGCAGAAAAATTTGAGGGAAGATCTTCTGCGGGAACAGAACCATATACTGATGTAATTATTACAACAAAAACTAAAAAAATAAATGTGTCTAATAAAGGAGAAAGTGCTCCCAGTATTGCTGGTGGGGGATTGGCGGGATTAGAACTTGCTGTTCCTGGTTTGACTAAATTGTTTTTGGAGGCAGCACTAAAAGAATATGAGAATAAAGGATTTAAAGCAGGAATGTCTGGACTGCCAGATATGTATGGAAAGGTTGGAGATTCGTTGAAAGAAACTATTGTTGTTGGCAATAAAAAAATGGGAGGCCCAATTCATTACATGTACATTGGGCCCATGGATGTTAAATCCACTTTTGCAAACGGAGTTTTACGGGTGAATGGTAATTTTTATGAAGCAAAAAAATATGCCAAAGATAATGATTTGTATTTGAGACTTCGAAAAAGAAGAGAAGATCAACCTTTTGAACCAACTAAAAAAGATTCTAAAGGTCTTCCATTAATACTTGGAAAATCTCCAAGTAGAGGGGACTCTGGGAGAAGAATTGTGACGGCAAAGAAACCGCCTAGAAATGCTCTAACTGTAGAGTTTTGAATAAATAAAAGTATATCAATAAGCAATATGAAAAGTTTTTTCCGATTTCTGACTGAGGCAGGTGCATCACAGGCATCGATGCAAGCACAAAAACTCAACCTCAAAAGTGACGGACATGGTGGGTGGGTAGATTCTCGTGGAGAATTTGTTGCAAAAACTGAAGGTGGAAAATTAAAGTTTTACAATCAAAGCCAGAAACCGGGACAACAAGATCCAAATCAAGTCAGAACTCCTGCAAATCAACAAGTAACAGCAACTCAAAATAAAGCACCTGCATCCGCACCTGCTCCTGCACCAAAAGCAGCGGCACCTGCACCTCAACAACAAGCGGCCGCAGATGGTGATACTCTGACGATTGTATTTGGAAGATTTAATCCACCAACAATCGGACACGAAAAACTTTTAAAGGCAGCAAATAAAGCAGCAACTGGTGGCACTCTTAAAATATATCCATCAAGAACTCAAGACCCCAAAAAGAACCCACTGGATCCAAGCACAAAGATTTCTTTTATGAGAAAGATGTTCCCTGACTATGCGGAACAGATTATTAATGATCCTGATATGAAATCAATCTTTGATGTTCTTGTAAATGCTGATAAAGACGGATATGGAAATGTAAATATTGTTGTGGGGTCAGATCGTCAATCAGAGTTTGAAAATCTGGCTCAAAAGTATAATGGTGATCTCTATCAGTTTGATTTGATTCGTGTTATCTCTGCTGGTATGAGAGATGCGGATGCAGAAGGTGCAGAAGGTATGTCTGCATCCAAGATGCGTAAGGCAGTCATGGATGGTGACCTTGATTCATTCCGCAAAGGAACACCAAAGTCTCTTGATGATGGTGACGTTCAAACTCTCTTCGATGCTGTTCGGTCTGCAATGGGAGCAAAGAAACAAAAGGTACAGAAAGAAGGTTATTCTCTTTGGGAGATTGCTCCAAAGTATGATATGAAAAATCTTCGTGAAAATTATTTGATTGGTAGAATTTTTAAAATCGGTGATATTGTAGAGAACCTGAACACGGGATTGATTGGGGAGATTATTCGTAGAGGAACCAATCATTTAATTTGTTTAACTCAAGAAAATAGAATGTTCAAGTCTTGGATTAAAGATGTGATGGAATACACAGAAGTGAAGATGGATAGCGCACAAAGAGCACCTGGAAAACCAAATACATTAGCAGGAACGACAGGATACTTTAAATATGCGGCAAAACAAACTCCTGGTGCAATTGGAACAGGAAAGGAAAATCTGCAGGCTGGTGGAAAAGCATATGCTATCAATTTCATAAATAAGTATAAGGCAAAAAAGTAAGTACTTATTAAGATGACTTTAAATCCCCTCATTGATATTTCTAGAGTATATCTTCAACAGATTGCTACTGTTGATGAAAGTGCTGTCGCAGATAGAGCAAGAAATGCTGTTGCTGATCAAAAACTAGATGATGCTCAAAGAGACACTCAACAGTCAGTTGATAAATTGGCAAAGAGAGAAAAAGTAACCAGAGCAGGTGCTCACATTGCTGCAAAAAAAGTTGAGGCAGATGTGAGAAAGTCAAGTGCTTACGGTCCTCAAAGACCAAAACCAGGAACAACAGGTGCTTATCGTATTGAAGGACTTGATCCTGTAGGCAAGGAAGATGCTGATCTTGATAATGACGGCAAACCAAATACAAAGAAGGATAAGTATTTGGCTCACCGCAGAAATGTAATCAAGCAAGAGATTTCTACTCAGAAAGAAGCAAAAGATAATTCATATTTGGAAACGGATATGAAGAAGAGAAAAGAAAATAATGAGAAAGCAGTTGAGGATATGAAAAAAACTGCTGCATACAAGAGTATGGCAGCAACAGCAGCAAAGAAGATGGAAGAAGGCCTTGATCCTGTAGGCAAGGAAGATGATGATATTGATAATGATGGCAAGAAGAATACAAAAACTGATAAGTATCTTAAGAATCGTAGAGATGTAAGATCTTCTGCAATTCAAAAGGAAGGTCTCTCTGATTGGAGAAATGATCTTCGTGAAATCGTGGATGCCGAAGACAACGAAGAAAAAATTACAGAAAAACCTATAAAGAATAAAATCAAAATCAATCCATCAATATCAGAAACAATCTCCAATCTTGGTGGTGAATTGGTCGAAATGGTAGAACTTGAGGGTGTTCTTGATGAGTTTCATGATTCAGAACTTATGTTCTTATCAAATGAATTGATTGAAGAAGTTGTTGAAGAGTTCTTCTATGAGTGCCTTGAAGAAGGTTATGATGTTGATGAAGTTGAGGACATGTTAATTGAGTCAATTGAAACTTCTGCAGCAATTCTCAACGAAGCAAAAGTAACTCTTGGACATGATACAAAGATTGAAAGAAAGAGTGATAGATTAGAAAAAGTTAAGTCTGCTGTTAAGAAAGTTGCTCGTGGAGTAGGACGTGCTGCCGGTGCTGCTGTAAGAGGTGCCAAAGCAATTGGTAGAGAAGTGAAAGCAGGTTATGCTGCTGGAAGAGGATCTGATAGTGAATCGTCTTCATCTTCAGGAACCAGAAAACCACAAATATACAGAAATGCTCATCAGCAAAGTAAGAAACCAGGACTTATTTCCAGACTTGGTTCTAAACTTAAGAGTGGCCTGAAGAAAGCAGTTGCTTCTGGTGCAAGAGCAGTATCCAGAGGAGCAAGAAATGTTGCTCGTAAAATGGATGGTGGAGGTTCATCATCAACTCCAAAATCAACACCAGTAGCATCAAAGAAACCAGCAGAAAAATCTTCTGATCCTTGGGAGGGTAGTGCAACAACCCCACCAAAACCAAAAGCAAAACCTGCTGCTAAAAAACCAAAGGCAAAGAAGAAGAGTAATCTTGACGATCTTTTAACTTCTATTCGTAATGAAGAAGTTGAACTTGATGAAAAAATTAATGTAGGCGCTGACGCTGGTGCAACAATCAGCGACTTTGTTCATTCAAAGAGCAAAACCTTCAAGGGTGATAGTAAGAAGCAAAGAATTAACAGAGCACTTGGTGCTTATTATGCTGCAAAAAAAGCAAAGGTTAATGAAGCAAACATGCCTGGTGAAGAAGCACCAACACCAACATCAACACCAGAACCAACAACTGATAAAAATAAAAATCAACAACTTAATAACCTTAAGGTGATGCAACAAAAACAGCGTCAATTACAACAACAAAGATTTAATCTTCAGAAGCAAGGAAAACTTCCTATTAATGCAAACTGATTGATAAATAGGTTAAGATGAAAAAGGAGACTAAATTCTAAGGTCTCCTTTTTTTATAAATATTTCTACGAATAAAATTAGTAAAGGTAAAAAGAATGGCACTCTGGGGCATCTCAACAGCATCTGAAACTGCGGCAAATAATTATGCACTGCCCAAGCATCTATCTGAAAATGATAGAAATAATACCCCTTGGAATTGCTTTGCTGATGTCCGTGGGTGGGTTTATAGAAGATATAGCACTAACGAATATTCTGGTCTTTCATCAACTTATTATGATGAAGTTCTAGTTCCTATTGTTGGACTGAACAGCACTGCACCAACAGCTGATGCAGGTGCAACTGGTATTGGAACTGCTGGTCCTGTTGCAGTCTTCTTTGAAGATCCAAATAAATCATCAAGAATTTCTGTTGGTGGTGGCGGAACCACAGGTATTGCTACAAATACCACAGGATATGTTCATGTTGTATTCAACGAACTCGTTTTTGCTGGTGCTGCTGCAACAATGAGAATTCGTGCATACGATGCAAATGATGCAAACGAAACCACATCAATTATTGCATATGTAGCATCTTCTGGAGCAACTCAATATGCTTGGGATTCAACTGCTGCAAATCATGGATCACCAGGAGTACATACAAATTTCAGCGGTCAAATCACAAACAGAGTGGCATTTGGATTTACTTCTCCAAGTTCAGTTCTTACTGCAAATGTTAATTTCTTAACTGGAATAACTACTGGAGTAACAGTTGCAGCTGGAGCAACACAAATATTTGTTGACTCTTTAACAAACGTTTCTGCTGGTAGTTCCCTTACAATTACTGGAAAACTTACCAACACTCCTGTAGTTTCTGTTGGAAATACATTTGTCTATATTGGAACGGCTAACACAATTGCATCAACGATTGCTCCAGGTATTGCTGCTACTTTCAGCACAAGAACTAATGCAACAAAACTGAGAATTGATATTCCAAGTGGATTTGTTGGTGTTGTTACTGATGGTTCTAGTGGTGTTGGTGTAATCAGTTCTTTCACATCACAATTTGGCGATGTTCTTCTCCGTAATGTTGGTGGCGCAGGAACGGCATTCTCTGGTGTTGGCATTGGTACAACCACACTTACAGTTACTGCCTGATATTAAATGATTTTCAATGAATTGAATGAGGATAACTTCCTCTTGTTTGCGATTAAACATTATGAAAATCCTCAGGCAGTAACCAGAGAAGATTTTGATAAAGATCTAAATCATTTCAAATACATCAAAAGACTTTTGAAACGATATAAGAATACGGGTGAGCTAAAAACTCACCTTCTTCTTAATCATTTTATTATTCTTTATAATATATTTGGTGAAGCAACAACACCTATGTTATTTTTTAAAATCGAAAAAGATTTATGGTCTTCTATGAAAAGTTTTATTATTTTTTTAGGACGACTTCCTGAATATCCAAAATCTGGAATGCATGATATTACAGTTGACCTCAATTGTTTAGAAGAACTTTACAAAATCTATAATGGAAAAGAAGAAGCTTGATAGAATTATAGATATTATTAGGGAAGAGATGATGGCAGCAAATGCCGCAGGATCTTCTGGTGGATTTGGTGCAGATTCTCCTGCTGCAGGTCCTAGAGCAGGAATATCTCCTAAGATGGGTATGACTAAAAGAAAAGGTCCTCAAATTAAACTTCCGCCAGGTTCACGTAAACGCTGGTCACCGAAGGAGTAACTACCATGTACACACCACCTGCTCCGTTAGAAACTAAAGTTGCTGTTCTTGAAGAAAAACTGTTGGTACATGAGCAGATGATGTCGCGCATAGAAACGGCTATTGAAAAGTTAAGTGAAGTAAATAGTAATGTAAGCAAGATGCTTGCCGTTCATGAAGAAAAAATTAGTTCCAACGAAAAAGTTGACAACATACTCTTTACTAAAATTGACCAACTCTGTAGTAAAATGGACAGCGATCATAACATCGTACTGTCAAAAATACAGGAATTAGAGAAAAAAGTTTGGATTGGGATTGGTGTTGTAGTTTGTTTATCATTCATAATCCGAAATGCAAATTTTGTCGGAAGAATCTTGACACCACCCGTACAGTCATCTATAATAAGTACACCTCATCGTTAAGATTTTATTATGGATTATGTTGATGTTAAATACATCAATTTGATATCTTCACGATTTCAAAAGTTTAAGAAGGTAAAGAATAATCTCTACAACTTTCGTTGCCCGATATGTGGAGATTCTCAAAAGAATAAGAATAAGTGCAGAGGATATTTGTATCAAGTAAAGAATAATACAAACTTTAAGTGCCACAACTGTGGATTAAATATATCTTTTAATAATTTTCTCAAGCAATTAGATACTGTAATTCATAAGCAATATTCTTTTGAGAAATTTAAAGAAGGACATACAGGAAGAAACTTTACAGTAGACGAACCAGTCTTTAATTTCACACAACCAAAATTTAAACCTAAGTTGGATTTGCCTAAGGCATCATCAAATCCTGATGCAAACGAATATTTGGTTAAGAGAAAATTAAACCCAGATAAATTCTATTATGCAGAAAAGTTTAAAGAGTGGACTAATTCCATAAAACCAACATTTGACAGTGTAAAATATGATGAACCAAGGATTATTATTCCTCTGTTCTATAAACAAACTCTTATTGGATTTCAGGGCAGAGCACTGGGCCCAAGCAAGGTTAAATATATTACCGTGATGATTGATGATGATGTGCCAAAAATCTATGGTCTCGATGAAGTACAAAAAACTGAAACTGTCTACATCACAGAAGGTCCATTCGACTCAACATTCATTTCAAACGCGATTGCTCTTTGCGGAGCTGACGGTGATGTTAGTAAGTGGGGGATTAGCAATCCTGTTTGGGTATATGATAACGAACCACGCAATTCAGAAATCCTATCAAGAATTTCCCGTGTTATCGAA